AAAAAAGTAATACCCTTCATGCATGAGATGCTTCTGTTTCTATGTGAGATAGAAATGAATGGCGTAAAGGTTGACTTAGACGCGCTTGAGGAAGTTGAGCGTGAGTTTGAAGCTGAGAAGGAGATATTAGAGAAGCGGCTGAATGAGATCGTTGAAATGGTAATGGGTGATACACCTATTAACCTAAATTCCGGCGCGGACATGACCAAGGTGGTCTACTCGCGTGAGGTAATCAGCCGGGAAGCTCACCAACAGACCTTTAACATCGGAACTAACGAGGCTGGTAAGTCACTCAGGCCACCTTTTATGACCCAATCCCAGTTTGTTGATGCTGTCAGGGCAACCACTAAAATCGTTTACAAGACTAGGGCTATTAAGTGCCATGACTGCAACGGCATGGGTTCGATACAGAAATACAAAGTCAAAACCAAAATAAAGCTGGGTAAGAAGTACCGGGTTCAGACTGACGAACCTTATAAGAACAGGACTAAGTGCAAGACCTGTACGGGCGCTGGTGCAATTTACCAAAGTACGGGCGTTGCCGCTGGCCTGAGAATGTCACCTAGTTCCGCTTTCGACGCCAGCATAAATGGTTTTAAGACTGATAAGGAAACCATCAAAGGCCTTATACTTCAGGCAGAGCGTAAGAAGAATGACGTAGCAGTAGAGTTTCTGACTAAGATCAGTCGGCTGAGTGCGCTGTCTGTGTATTTAGATAGCTTTGTGGCAGGTATCCAGCGAGGTACTAGAAACACGGGCTTCCTTCACGCCAACTTCAATCAGTGTGTAGCTGCCACTGGTAGGCTTTCCTCCGGCGGAGGGATGTCAATCAACCTACAAAATCAACCGAAGAGAGGTTTCCCGGTCAGGAAGTGTTTCATCAGTCGATTTGAAAACGGCACATGGATTGAATCCGACTACTCAAGCCTTGAATTTAGGACGGCTTGCGAACTGTCGAGAGATAGCCAAGGTCTTGCCGATATTCTTGAGGGCAAGGACATCCACAGACAGACCGCCAGTATATGTCTTAAAAAGCCAGCCTCTCATGTGACAAAGGATGAACGCCAAGGTCATAAGTGGGCATCGTTCCAACCCCTTTTTGGCGGTACAGGATTTGGTATGCCGGACCACATAAAGGCATACTTCGACAGGTTCTATAGTATATACGAAGGTATATACGGCTGGCATCAATCACTGATGACAGGAACACTCAAGAATGGAACTGTAGAGACACCTAGTGGCCGTCAATATTTCTGGCCTAATGTCGAGAGAACTAAGAACGGCAGGGTGACTAGTGCAACCCAAATTCTTAATTACCCGGTGCAGGGCTTCAGCGCCGATCTTGTGCAATTAGCCTGCATAAGAGCATTTAAACTGTTTAAACAAGCAGATTTACGCAGCAAACTTACTCTTACAGTCCACGATTCAATTTGTGTGGACACTCATCCAGATGAAATTGAGCAAGTAAAATCTATCCTGACTGAGGCCATGACAGGTGTAGGGGAAGAGGCTGAGAAGCGGTTTGGGTACAAGACAATTGTGCCTTTCGACATAGAAATCAGCGGCGGACCAAATTGGCTAGAGCAACAGGAATATGCTTGATTACGCCACCTAACTGTCGTATAATGAGAGACCAAATTGAGGAAGAGTTATGACTGAACTAGTAGTACAAGAAAACGGCTTATCGTTAGCAGAAATTAGCGCACAACTAGGCGCTGCCTCAACATCAACAGGGCCGAGCATCCCTGCGTTGGGTATGAATTATGATGGAGAGAATGGGCCAATGGGTGCATTCTTTTTGAAGACCGGGCAAGATAATGTATATGCCACAGAGAATGTAAGGTTTCGTGCCTTTAGTAACCACATTCAATTCCAGCATTGGGGTGATGACAATTCATTAGTCAATAAATCTTTGCTTATAAAAAATATCCGCGACGAAGCTAGAGATCAGCTTGGTGGTATTATGTGTGGGATGCCTACTTACGAGCAATCTATTCAGATGACTCCTGAACAGAAGGAAAAGTATAAAGGTATCGACAGATATAGAATTGTACGGGGTCTGATAAATTATACAGGTAAAACGTCAGACGGGCGGGAGATTACCCTTGAGAACCAGCCTTGTATTTTATCTGTTAAGCGCAAGAACTATGGGCCGTTTTATCATGATGTTTTAAAGAAGTTGCCGCAAGGAATGAACTTGTGGGATTTTGAAAGCATCTTGTCAAAGGAAACACTGACAAATTCTTATGGTAAGAAGTTCTATGTTATGCGCTTCCATCCTACGTTTAACAGTCCGATCCCTATGGATCAGCTTACTTACGACAGCCTCGCTCACGTTACAAATCTAATTACCTCAGAGAACAAGCGCATCGAGGAACAGTATCGTGAAGCAATAGAACAGAAAGATGACCTAGCTGAAGCTGATCGTATCATGGATGCTGTAGATACTCTCGCCGAAGACTACCGCGTATAATGGGTATAATAGAAAATATGTCTAATGAGGAGTACCATTCACAGAATGGTATTTCTTCAACCGCAGTTAAGTCGGTATTTAAAAAGTCTCTTGCCCACTGGAAGGGCGAGAAACGCAGACAGACGGCAGCTTTCTCTATGGGGTCAGCGGTACACGCCCTCTTACTAGAAGAAGATCGTAACCTTGTTGTCAAAGGCCCAAAGACTAGGAAGTCTAAAGGTTTTACTGAGTTGGAAGAGAATGCTGGTCCTGATCAGATTGTCCTGACTGAAGTAGAATACCATGTAGCCAATCGTATGGCGACAGAGACACTGAAGAACCCTGTGTGCAAGAAGGCTTTGCGCCACAAGGATCGTCAAAATGAAGTCTCTATCTTCGCAGAGTGTGAACGCACTGGGCTAGTGCTGAAGACTAGACCAGACCTCTACATACCCTCAGAGGGGGCTGTGTACGATGTTAAGACCACCCAAGACGCTAGTCCTCAAGGCTTTGCTAAAGAGTGTTGGAAGTACTCCTACGACATACAAGCAGCATTCTACATTTATACCTGTCGAATGGCGGGTATTTCTGTGGATAAATTTAAGTTCATTGCCGTGGAAAAAGCGGCCCCCTATGCCAGCCATATGCATATCGTAAGCCCTAACTTATTGGATAATGCTACCGAGAATATGCACAAGGTGTTGGCTACAATAAAAGAGGCAACCGATAAGGAAGATTTTGGCACGGGCTGGGGCGAGTATTCGATCCTTGAACTCCCCAAGTGGCGATAAAAACCTCAAGTGCCAAGGCGAAGGGCCGAAGACATCAGCAATGGGTTAGGGATAAGATACTATCCCTGTTTCCTAAAGCACTCCTCCCCGACGATGTCAGAAGCACTTCTATGGGTGCTGGCGGCGAAGACGTACAACTTAGTCCCGCCGCCAGACGCCTATTTCCATATTCAATCGAATGCAAAGCGTTCAAGTCATTCGCCATCTACAAGGTGATGGATCAGGCGGCAGAGAACTGCCCCAAGGGTGCAGAGCCAATAGCTATAATTAAGGGTGACCGTCAAAAGCCCTTAGCTGTTATGGACGCGGAGCATTTTTTCAAACTAACGAAAAAAGGCAAGAAATGAAACTTCCTGATAATACAATTCAAATTACTATGACCGTAGATCAAGACGATGATCTTCTTGAGGTGTCTTTAAATGAGAGCCTTAGCTCTTCGATGTCTGACGAACAGGAAACCTTCTACTTAGACCTGTGCAACGGTCTGATGGCTAAACTGAATACAACTCTTGAGGAGTTTGTAATCACGGGCAGGCTTTTGCGTAGAATATCTATGCTGGAAGATGAACTCTATGAAGACAGGGACGGCCTAGAAGTAACCTTTGAGCCTTCTGAAGAGCTTCTGGATGCCATGCGTCTAAGTTCAGATGATAACGTATTAGCTTTTAAGAAGAAGCTACACTGATGGCTGCGGATATGGTGAACAGCCCGTCCCACTACAATCATACCATTGAGTGCATCGACGCCATGAAGGCTATGACTGAAGGCGGTACAATACCCCCTAAAATCTTAGTAACTCCGCATCAGGCGCACTGTTGGCAGACTGTTTTTAAGTACCTCTGGAGATGGCCATACAAAAACGGCCTAGAAGATCTCAAAAAATGCCGCTGGTACTTAGATCGATTGATTCAGGAGATAGAAAAATGATTACACAGGAGGATATTGACGCCTTTAAAGTATACAACCCGCCTTTATCTACCATGCAGCAACTTGTGACTGACTTTGCCCTACGCATGGATCAACCTATCAACCAGCCGTGGCCCAAAGATAAAGCCCTAGCGGATTTTCGCTGGAGCTTAATTGAAGAGGAATACGGTGAGGCTTTTGATGAAAACCGTAACCGAAATAATCCCGAAAATATGTTTAAGGAACTGATGGATATTTTGATTACCGTATTTGGTTGCTGCGTGACGTTTGGGTGGGATGCAGAAGAAGGCTTCCGCTTAGTTATGGCCTCAAACATGAGCAAATTAGGCGTAGATGGTAAACCTTTAAAGGACGCTTCAGGGAAAGTTCTAAAAGGACCGAATTATAAACCAGCAAATTTAAAACACTTAGTGGAGACCAATTAATGGATAACTATTTACCAACCGATTACCAAACCTTTATTGCAACCAGCCGTTACGCACGGTGGATTGAGGAAGAAGGTCGCCGGGAGACTTGGGGTGAGACAGTATCTCGCTACATGGAAAACATTGTAAAACCTGTTGCGGGTGACGATAGCTACATAAAAGATATCGAGCAGGCTATCCTCAGTCTGGAGGTAATGCCCAGTATGCGGTCACTGATGACAGCGGGTCCAGCGGCAGCGCGGGATAACACCTGTATGTACAATTGTAGCTACCTAGCCGTAGATGACCCTAAGTCCTTCGATGAGGCTATGTTCATCTTGTTGTGTGGAACTGGGGTGGGCTTTAGTGTAGAGCGTCAGTGCATCGATAAACTCCCTGAAGTCCCTACACTCTTCGATAGCGACACTATCGTCATGGTTAAGGACAGTAAGGAGGGCTGGGCTAAGGCTTTCAGACAAGTTCTGGCACTCCTCTGGGCTGGTGAAATTCCTAAGTGGAATGTTGATAAGGTACGGCCAGCGGGGGCGCGGCTTAAAACCTTTGGGGGTAGGGCATCTGGACCCGCTCCTCTGATCGATCTGTTTAACTTTGCAGTTAGCACTTTTAAGGAAGCACAAGGTCGTAAACTGTCTTCGATTGAGTGCCATGACCTCATGTGTAAGGTCGGTGAAATAGTAGTCGTAGGTGGTGTGCGCCGTAGTGCTATGATTTCGTTAAGTAATCTATCAGATGACCGTATGCGCCACGCCAAGAGCGGTAAGTGGTATGAGCAAAATCCGCATCGAGGGCTGGCTAACAATTCTGTGGCCTACTCTGAGAAGCCTGACAGTATGTCATTTATGCGTGAGTGGATGGCTCTGGTGGAGTCTGGTTCAGGTGAACGGGGCATCTTCAATCGACAGGCAGCAAAGGTGCAGGCAGGTCTAAATGGTCGCCGCAAATCAGATGCAGAATTTGGTACAAACCCTTGTTCTGAAATAATTTTATTACCAAGTCAGTTTTGCAACCTCAGTGAAGTAGTAATCCGGGCTACAGATACGCTGAAAGACTTAGAACGGAAGGTACGCCTAGCTACGATCTTAGGTACTATACAGGCTACCTATACAAAGTTTCCCTACTTACGGAAGATATGGGAAAAGAATACCTCAGATGAGCGTCTGCTTGGTGTCAGCCTCACAGGTATTATGGATAACCCTCTAATGACTACCGCTAATAGTGGACTTGATAAAACTTTGAGGCATTTAAAAGATGTTGCTATTAACACTAATGCTGAGTGGGCTGAACGCCTTGGCATCCCTGTCGCTGCTGCTATCACTTGCGTTAAGCCTTCCGGCACGGTTTCACAACTTGTTGATTCCGCCTCTGGTATTCATGCTAGGCACAGCCCCTATTATATTCGTACTGTTCGTGGTGATAACAAAGACCCACTAACACAGTTTATGATAGATCAAGGCATTCCCAATGAGCCAGAAGCATTTAAGCCTGAACAGACTACCGTGTTTAGTTTTCCAGTAAAATCTCCAGAGGGGGCAGTATGTACCCCAGACACCACTGCGATTGAACAGTTGAAGATGTGGTTGATGTATCAACGACATTGGGCGGAACATAAACCTAGCGTGACTATCAACGTCAAAAAAAATGAGTGGTTTGATGTGGGAACATTTGTTTATAAGAATTTTGATGAAATGAGTGGGGTTAGCTTTCTGCCATTTGCTGAACATACTTACCAGCAACCACCGTACCAAGATTGTTCTAAAACTGACTATGAAACTCTCCTATCTGTTATGCCTGAAAAGATTAATTGGGCGGACTTATCGAACTACGAAAAGGAAGATACTACTGTCTCTATGCAGACTATGGCGTGTAGTGGAGACAGTTGTGAATTAGTAGATATCTCTGCTTAAATATCTTATTTTCTTATAAAAAAAGCCCCCAGATCACTTGACCTGAGAGCATAAAAATACTAAATTAATTCTCGAATAGGGCTAAAGATTGGTCGCCTTGTTCGTTGGTTGGAAACCCCTGCTTTGGTTGGCGGGGGTTTCTTCATTACTGGATACCCAAACCCATCATTTGATCGTCTATGCTTACTGTTGGGTTTGTCTGATCTTGAGTATTACCTGTGACGGCACTGGGATAGGCAGTGCGCATAGTACTCATACTTTCTCCTACTTTATTGACCGCAGCGGATGATGCGGCAGACACTGAGCCTGAGATACCTAGTTCTTTCAACCTCAACGAATACTCTTTTGCAGATTGGAACGCGGTCTTCCTTAGTGTCGGGTTTTTGGAGAACATACTGGCAAGCAGCTTCGGCTGTTTAAGTAGATTTTGCATTTCTACAGCCTGTTTACCTAAAGGAAACTGATCGATGTATTTCTTGAAGAATGCAGAACCAATGGCCGCTGCCTGTAGGCTGGCATTACCAGAGCCAAACAGTACACCAGCGTTAGCACCAGCTAGTCGAGCAATGTTTTTCTGGATGTCTGGGGTCTCTGCAATAGCTCTATCAAAGATCTTAGGATCTCGTATACTCTTTTCAATTACCAATCCTTCGCTGAGTAGGTTAACTATAGCTTCCATCTCACTAGCTTCTAGAATGCCGTTGCTTACCATGACATCTAATACGTTGACATCTCCCTTGCGCCCACTGACAGGCTTTAAAAGGTTTTCAGATATCTTGAGCATATCAGGGCTACCATCACTTTTAACGGCACCTCTAAATAACTCATCCATTGCAGCGTTTCGGAAATCTATTTTAGAGTCAGGAGTAATAGCTTCCTTAGCCAACTTACTAAAAGTTTCTATTGGGGTGTTTGTAGCGAGAGCCTGACCAATAGCCTCTGGTAGCTTCTCGTTGTTAGCAGCCAAGCTTAGGTCTTCCACAAGTCTGTCGGCAGTTCTTTGTGCATCATGTATGGATAGTATATCATCCCGAAGGTTAGGGAACTCAGCAATCAGCTTCTGGTTATTTTCCATAAAGGTGGTCAAAGCTTCCGGCGTAATGACATTGTCTATGCCAGCAAGCTCTCTAACCTTACCTCGTAGAAACTCTTCCTGCGCTGCCGACATATCATCCCCTAGACTTATAGGAGTATTGTCAGCCTCAGTAGTAAGGGCTTGCTGGTTAGGATCACCGCCTTCGTTTAGGACAAACTCTTCGTCAGGGGCTTCCGCATTATTACGATTATAGGTAGCTCCTTCGGGACGATTAAACATCTCATCCAATCTTGAGCCGTCTTGAGAACCTTCGGGAGGGAATATTACTGTGCCATCGTCGGTAGTAAATCCTTCTCCAGCTTGTCCTGTTGGATAAGAAGTATTCTCTGGGTAAATTACACCTTCATTAGTGGCTACACCTCTACCGCCTGTGGGACCACCCTCTGGGGCAGGTAAACTTCCAGCATCTGCATCAGCCGCATCACGGGCGCGTATTGCGTCTACACCGGGAGCTACTTCGTCGGGGAACTCAGAGGCCTCTCGTAAGTCTTGAAACTTGTTGTTGGCCTGATCTCCTCCGGCATTGAAACCTTCTTCAAGTAGTTCACTATCTCTAATACTTGTACCGCCAAGCTTCTCGGTTGAGAGAGCATCTTTAGTAAAATACCTAGTAAACCTTTTGTTAAGCTGAACACTAAATCCACGGGCTAGGTCAACGGCATCCCCGGCAGCACCTTCCAGCTTATTAAGCTCATCGATACCTGCACCAGCAAGTTCATCGAATAGACCTGCTTGGAAGTAGTCATCTGAAGCACCAGCCTTCCTTGAGTTGGAAAGCATAATAGAACGGAACTTTAAAATTTCGGATACGGAAAGACCTTTACCAGATTTAATTTTCTGGCTCATTGCATTGATGGCCTCATCAATCTGACCGCCGCCAGCAATGGTCATACCATCCAAAAGCTTATCACTATAGATTTTATCAATGACTTCTGAGATGGCGTCACCAGATACTACCTGACCACCGTCTATGCGGCCCCATAGATAAGTCTCCATCTCACGCATATTGGTTTTTGCGCTAAACAAAGTCTTCTGCGCCAATACGGATGCAGCCGCTTTGTCTGAACCCATTACAGCCTTCATAGCTTCTGCTACATTACCAGTGGCGTTGGCTAGGGTAGCATCAATCATAGAGGAGTAGGCCCGTGTCCTGAGTGCCTGTGCAGCGGCAGTGTTACCTGCCCGTGCCAGTAATTCAGATACCTCCAGAATACCTGAGATAGCTTCATTAGCTGTATTCATGGTTTCTTGTCTAAACTGAGGGCTTTGTCCCATCATCTCTTTTTGCATCGACTGCAATACGGGATTTGTAGTTAGATTACCTACGGACATACGGCCTACTGCTTCAGGAGTATTTTCCCCAAGCGCCAGCGCAGCTTCAATATCTGAGCGCATACGTTCAACTGTATACAACTCAGCCTCTGCCCTGAGAGAGTTTGCTAGTTCAGTATCTCCGTTTTTAGCAGCGACTTCCGCCTCTTTTAATAAAGAAGTTCTACCCTGATCTGCGGCCTTTAGAATTTGTTCATATGCACCCATACGGGCGGCATCACTACTTAGACCCTTCATAACCTGATTACCTAAAGATTTTACTCCTTGGTAAGCCATAGAAGCGGGGCTGTATTTTGCGATAGTAGGGGCGTTACCGCCTACGAGAGCGCCCAGTATTTCTGCACCAGCCATCACATAGGGATTGTCTCCAAAGTCCAGTACCTCTGCGGTGGCGGCTGCACTAGCTGCACCTGTAGTGGCTGCGGCTTCCCCGGTTAAGAACGCCTTGGGATTATTGCGAATGCCCTGCATCATAGGATTAGAAAGACCAATCCCTGACTTCGCGGCTTTTAAAGCAATTGCTGTTGGAGCTAGATTTTCCCCAACAACCCGTCCCGCAGTATAGTACCCCCGGTATTGATCTGGGACTTCTTCTCGGCTGACATATTTAGTCTCAGGAAGACCTACGGCTCTTTCCACTGGATTAACGACAGCTTCTATACCGCTGCGTATTGACTCGGCTCCACCAAATGGTTTGGTGCTGGAGAACAAGTAGTCTTCTGGATTAGTACTTAATTCTGTACCTGCCGCATAGTTAATGCCCTTACGCACACCACCTTCAATGGCTTGTTGTGTAGAATTTAATATATCTACAGGTAAGCCGATCAAGTTAGTTAGACCTGTACCTGCACCCGCTATAGCGGCCTCTGCGCCACTGTCGATGTCAACCCTAATTTGCTTGCCTGAAGTGATAAAGTCTAAGAGATCACTGGAACTAACTCCCGCTTCTATCGCAGCCTGTAGGTCTAATACATCTTCGTTTACGTTGAGTGTCCCACCACCATCCTTGACTAGGATATCTAATATTTCCTGATCACTAGCTCCATCTGATCTAAACTTTTTAATCAGGCCCACATCTATTTCATTTGCCATTAGTCGGTTTCTCCAGATGTTTTATTTGGGGTTGATATAAAGGAGTTAGGCAGAGCAACTGGCTCAACTGAACCCTCAAAGGCCTCCAACACCGTAAGATATGTTTTCTCTAATTCCTTCAAAGAAGCTCTGGTGATCGTACTCTGAGAAATTTGAGCTTTTGCAACTGTGTTAGACTTGAGCGCCTTGTCGAGAAGTTTTAGACTTGTTTGAATACTACGAAGAGTTTCTACAGTCTTGTTCCTAGCTTCAATTGGACCCTCAAACACACGGGCGGGTTCAGGTAGAGTTGCAATAATTTGTTGCTTGTTCCAAACACTATCTCGCAAACCTCCAGCGGTAGCGGCTGCTAGGTTGATAAGAGTATTCAGGCGAAGATTACTCATAAAGGTAATTGCTTTGTTTTGCTCGGCTCTAAATTCTGCCCCAAATATATCACCAGCTTTACCTGCAAGCTTGTTAAGCGCACCACCCAGACCAAATGCTCCTTCTAGGCCTGTTAAGTCTTCTACTTGTATTTTAAAGGACTCATTGTTCTGTACTTCAGCGGCGGTGAAAGTAATTTGCTCACCATTTACTGTCAGTGTTAAGCCGTCTTCTTTCCAGTTAGGGTTAAATTGGCTGTACACTGCATCAAGGCTGTCCAAATTGCTTTGTTGTCCCGTGGAATTTTCAGAGGAAACTTGCTCAGAAGTACCCTGACTGATGTCGATGACTATAGGCTGACCTGCAAAGTTGGTAGATACTTTAAGTACACCGTTTTTAATTTGCGCGGCAGTCTTACGATCAATTCCTAGATCTGCCATAATCTGGGCGGTATCATCTAGTTTAATTGCGCTCCAACCATCTGCCTCTAATTCATCCTGTTTTTGTTGATCTAAAACATCCTGTTCTTGGCCGTCTTTATAATATTTACGCTTAATATATTTTTGCTCTGGGCCGGGATTAACCTTACTAAACCCAAGACCTAAATATTTATTTAAGTCATCTATATTATCAACATTTATCGACTGCCGTCCGTTATACAGCATAACATTACCAAAATCTTTTGGTCTAGGTAGCTCTTCAACGGTGAAGCCTTGGTCAAGTCTTTCATTCAAATCGGCTTGAGTGAAGACCTTTACCTTACCTCCTGTATTATTATCGAAAACAAATCGTGGCTGGAAACCCTTTCCGTGATTAGCAGGTTTTTCAGGTAGATAACCTTTGTCTAAATAAATTTTTTCCTGTGCTTCGTCTCTGGGCGTAATTTCTGCCCCGTCTAAATAAAGAGTTTGTCTTACAAAATCTGGTTTGTCCGCAGGTTGAATTTTAACAAACCCGTCGGCCAAAGCTTCTGTTAAGTCTTGTGCAGTTTTAACTTCAAAAGAACGGCCATCTGGATGGTACATTTTTCTTTCAATAAACGGTACAGGATTACCCGGCTTTTCGCGGGACCACTCTGGGCTTTGTTGATATTGCTGTGCCATTTCCGCATCGGTAGCTACTACAGTTGCGCCGTCTTTTCCATAAAATGGTATGTCTTTAAAGTCTTTCTTGGCCGCAGGCTCTATCGTTTCAAAGCCTTGTGAGCGAAGATCTGCTTCTTCTTCTGCATTTCGGGGTGTAGACTTTCTACCATCGGGATGGAACATTTCTGTCCCAATATAATCTTTGGCTTCAGTCAGAGAAGCAAGTCTACGTTCTAGCTCTGCCCTACGTTCTGAAGTAATAGAGGAGTCACTAAGCTCAAAGCGAACTTCATCAAGCGCCATACTTAGTACGTCTTTTCCTCGGCTACCGCCAAATTCTATAGTACCTGCACCTTTTTCCTGTTTAAGTATCTCTTGCGTCTGCTTATCCACATCGCTCTCAGGCAACATATCAAATGGAACTTCGCCGGGAGCTACTTCCATAGATGGCACAGTACCTTCACTGTAAGTGCTATACTGCTTCATATGAGCGTCTAAATCAGCGAAGTCGGTAAATTTTCCACCCTTAATTACACTCATAATTGCAGATTTATTTTGGGGACTAGCATCTTGCCCAGTACTCGTAAAATAGAAGTTTGCTAGTTGCTCACGCTCTCTTTCGAGCTTATCCTCGGCATCCTGCTTGGCCTTAGTAGCCCGTGCAGCAACCCTAGCTTCCTGACGTTTAACTCGCTCTTCCTGACGCTTCTCTTCGTCCTGCTTTTTTAAGCCGTAAGCTAATTCATCTACAAAACCCTGAAAAGGATTTGTCTTCTTTTTGTAGCCGCCTGAAGCTATACCTGCGCGTACTTTTGCGGCCTCTGTCTTAAAGCTCATCTTCAGGCTCCTCTTCTACCATAGCACCAAGCATAGCCGCCTGTTCGTCTTCCGGTGCTGCTACTGTATCAGGTCGGGTCATTAGACCCTCTACAGGAGCCTCTGGGGACGCCTCAGTAGCTGCTTCGTCTGTCTGTGGGGTTGGTTCAGGGTTAGATGCATCCATAAGCCCTATAGAGGCTCTTAGAAGGGTAGGGGTGAGTACAACCCGGTCCTTATCCTCAATGCCCATCTCATACTTAATTCCTACATCCTTAGCGGCTATCTCAATATAACGGGCTAAAGGTCCAGCAATGAGAATGGCTAGGTCGATACCTATCTTACCTTTGCTGATGGCTTGTAGAAGAAGCGTGGAGACAACTGTAGTGATGTGGGCGTCTATGCCCAACATAGCATATACTACTTCAATTTGTTCTGGCTCATCGATCTTATCAATCATGTAGCCTACAGCTTCATCGTAATCGACTAAGTCGGGTGGCCTATGCCAAGAATAATTTCGGGTGTCTGCCGTAAAATTTGCGCCGGGAATAGGAGCCTCAAACCTCATCTTCCATCTCCTCTTCCTTAGCCTTCTTGCTATCCGTAGGTTCTTCCAACAAATCTTCTTCTAATTCGTCAAAGTACTCAGGGGTGAAGAACAAGCCTTCTTCACTTATCTGACTTGTGTTCATGGGCATCTTGCCCTTCATAAACATTTTGATTGATTTCTTGATTGCTTCATCAAATGTCATTGTTAATCATCCCATAATTTACCCGAAGATATCCGTTGTGATCCTCGACTACGGCTTTCGGATGCGTCTTCTGCACCTCTTGCGCTAGTACTCCAAAGGGAGGGAATTGGTCGGCTCCAACTCGTTTGCCTTCAGTATTCCAATCCCAAGTATAAAAATTAATACCTTTCAAAGTATCATAGTGCTGAATGTTTTCTTTCAGCCTAACGTCTGATGTGGGTAGAAGGTTTTTTAGCCAGCTTGCGCCTGTGCTGGTTCCTAAGAAAGCGCCACTTAATTGCAGTATGCTATCCATAAATCCGCCACCGGAAGACTGACCCGACTGCGCGGTCATCTGTGCGGTCAACAATCTAAGCTCACGCTCCATATCGTTGTCGGTAGTCTTCCAGATTAAATCTAGTATGCTATCTGTGCTATCCCAAAGCCTATTCTGGGCTTCCTGTGTTATGTCGAGGGAGGCTTTCACATCCGCTGTATGGGCATCAACCATTATCTGATTATTGGAAGTCTCTACGGTCTGCCGCCACTTAGCATTACTTCTGTCAATTTCATTTTGAAAAGTTACATTAAACTTTTGGCGGTCATTCTTCATGTCCGAATTATACTGCGCAGCGTCATTAGTTTCGCCTGCATTAAACTTCTTTAAGGCATTCATCTCAGATGAGTTGTGACGCTGTGCCGATACTGCAAGTTCACCCCAAAACTTATTAGCGTCATTTTCATTATCTGCCGTAAACAAACGCTGTGCATTGATAGCGGCAGTATTATCGAACAGGGACTGAACATAGGCGGCTCGGTTTATTACCTCTGCCTGTTGCTCGTTAGTTAAGTTCTCTAGGTCCATCTGCATAAAGTTTTTGGCGTTTTGTATTGCCGCCTGTGTCTTAACGTCTACATTGTTCATCTCAAGGTTAGATAAAACATTAGCCTTGTTGATTACGGCTTGCTGACGGTTGTCTAGATTTTTGATGGTCAGCGTTTGGAAAAAACTTGCATCCTGTTCGGCCACTCCCAGAGTAGCTTCCATAATTGCATTACTAAAAGCTGCCGTTGCCGCAGTACCTGATATACCATTGAAGGCTACAGATTTTGAGGCATCTCGGTGCATAGACTGCGCCCAAGCGGGTATAGTCGGATTTCCGTTAGAGTCTTTAAACTCTTCCGATATAATCTTCATTTGACCTAAGACAGTAGCCTTAGCATCGGTGTAGTTGCCTTCACCTAACTTCTGGGCAAACAACTTCCCTGATACCGTACTTGTATCAATCACAGAACTAATGTTCTGATAGGCAAAATCATTTAGAGCTTCACCTAGTACACTGCGTGTGCCGTCTGCATTTACACCAGTGGCCGCACCCTCAATGTCGGTAATGAGGTCATTGGCATCTACTATTGCATCATCACTTACCGTCCCAGTGACTGCGGTTACCATTTCTTTGTCAGTAAGCTCTGACATCTGGGCGTCATAAGTAACTGTGTCTGGTTGCACTACGTCTGCTACTGTGACTGCATCGCCTGTAGAAACGGCAGTGTACCCATCATTTTCACCTAGACTGTACCTCGGATCATTGGGGTCTAGAAGTGTACCTTCCGCAGTTGCATCGATGTTTGGCATAATGTCTGCCAGTTTAAGACCCCTATCATCTAAAAACTTATTGGGGTCTTCAATTATAGCCGCCATGTCTTCTTGTGACTGTATAAGTCCGGCTGTTTTAGCCATCTCCAGTACTTCGTCGGAATTGGTTTCTACATTACTAGGGGGTTCTGTAGCAGCGTTATCTTCGGCCTCTGCCAAAAGCGCATCGGCTTCGTCATCGTTGCCCTGATCTCGGAGATCTTGAGCCATTGTTGCGTAGCGAGTAGTTGATTGGTCATACCCTTCAGTGCCGGGATAGTTACCATTTGCATCCTGTGTTAATTTATCAACAACCTTACCGTCTATAATCTCAACTTCGTAGGGCTGCCCAAGAAAGTTGTAGGAATAAGACATCCCGCCTTCGCCAGCTTTGGTATATATTTGACGCCCACCAATTACACTGCCATTTTTAATGTCGGCCTCTGGATCAAGGCCATTTACCCAGCCCATGAGTTTACCAGCTACAGTAGCCACTGCCGTCACGGGTGACGCAAATCCTAGAATGGAAGCTATTGTGCCGGGGGCTGAACCCGTTGGTATAAAGTCGTTATTTGTATTACCTGAAATGTTATCGGAATTACTGGTAGTGTCGTTTGCAGAACCTGTGTAGCCCTTACCATCATTGTCAGAAGAAGTCCCAAAGCTGCCATCAGAGTTTTGCTGGACTACCGTACCTGCATTATCACCGCTGTCATACGTCAATGTGCCGCTTACATAGGATGCGCCATCATTAGGAGTAAATGTATTTGCTACGCTTTCCGTAAAACTGTTACCGCCGCCAAATGTGTTTGCCCAGAAACTCATCAGATTTTATCCTTTTCCTCATTACATCTACGGATACGATCCCGCAGGTAGATGTAGTTTTTTACAGCCTCATCGATTGCCGTAGATGCGGCAGGAAGACTTTCTAATTCATCAGCTAGTTGGTTGTTGAACCGCTCATCGTACTGCGCAATTTGAGGGCAGTATATTTCAAGCTGGGTTCTATAGACCGTTTTCGCGCAACCTGTCAGTGACAGAGCGGCGGTCAGTAAGAGTATCACTCTCATTTTCAGACATCGCCTTGTAAAAATCAGACGCCTTTTTTTGCGCCTGTAGTTCATCAGTCAGTACTTTATTCTTCTCTTTTGCCCGTCCTTTGATCTGACCAAAGACGTAGATAATGGGCAGGGCCAATGCTAAAGTGGCAATGATGTACATTTTAATCTTGCCAAATATGAACATTAATGGACGCCTTCTTTGTTGTCTTTGAAACGAGCGTATGCAGCCAATGCGATCCCGCCGATTGCACACACCAAGAAGATTGTTTTGAGCATAGGGGCGTAAGCTACCAGCCCCTGCATTTGACCTGCTACTTCGTTCATTGCAGTAGCCGCCCCAGCGATCCCGGCCCCCGCCATTGTCTTGGACTTAGCAAGAGATTTAGGAGCCTCTGCGGTAGGTTTCTGAACCATCTGTGGCCCACCTTCATCCGAAGGCAACTGAGCGTCACGGGAGAAGATAGCAGCCTCTGCGGTACGGCGGCGTGTTAGCCCACGAAGCGGTGTTAGTTTGCCGTCAACACGGGCTTTATTCCACCGCATGATCTGTTCAGGGCATTCGTCATACTTTCCGCTGTTCAGGCGCTTCAGCAAAGTTGATGATCTGAACGCACCACCGCCTAAATTGAATACAAATGAGGTCAAGGAATCGTACTGAGATTGAGTTAAAGGTACATTAACGTACTTCTTAACAATCTTGCCGTGTTCCTCTAAGTCCTCAATCAGACGCATTTCGGCATATTCTTTAGTCCACTTAACTCCAGAGCGCACCCCTTTGGTCGCCCCAAATCCGCAAGTCCACTTTCCTGCGGGGCAGCGATAGGCATGTACCATCCCATCGTCTTTTACTTTGTGTAGACCTTCAAACTTTTTAACAAGTTCTACGCAATCTTTAGATACTGTTGTTGGATGCATGATTTACCTCGTAGTTGCAAACGGCGAGGCAAAACCTGTTTCAGGCGCTCCTGCCGACATAGCTGGGCTTAAATTGCCCATAGATACATTTGCTCCCTGAAGTGTAGCCAATTGAGACAAGTTATTTAGTGTTCTGTTAATATTCATAACTTGATCACCCACACGGCTACCTTGTGCGTCGAAAGACCGTAGTAGTAAGTTACCTTTGTCATCCATTGCTCTTGAAACGGTTGTTCCGTTTTCTAAAACTGAGTTCTGTATTAAGTTGCCCTGATCATCAAAAGATTGTTCTAGTTGTTTAAATTCATTACGCATATTCATATCTAAGTCGGTTTGTTCAGCGGCTATACCTGCTAAGTTGCGAGTTTGCGTATCCAACTTCTTATCTTGCTGCGAGAAGCCTCTAGAAATTGCCTGAAGTTCAGTGTTTGTGGCTTCCTCAGATTGATCAAAGCGTTTATCTAGCTGGCCCATTAGTGACCGTTCGTAAGCTTCTGCGTTGCCCAACATTGTTTCAACGTCCATGGATACGGCACTTATCTCATTCCCGTTTATATCCAGCTTTCTTTCAATGACATTGCCTTGATCATCTAGCGCACGGGAAATTGTGTTACCTTGGGCGTCAATAGAATTAGCAATTAAGTTCCCGTTCTCATCAAATGCGTTGACAAGCTTATTATACTGATCAGCGGTTTCCACACCCAAGGAATCTGCGGTGCTTTGTATAAGTTCTCTCACGTTTCCTAGTCGGGTATTAAAGTTTTCCTGTGTAATCTGATCTTCCATAGAGGAAGTCGCAAAACCTGTGCCTACCGCACTTCCAAGCGTTTCAAACCCCGCATCAATACCCGTTCCTAACGTACCAATATTTCGGGATATGTTACCTTGGTTGACTGCGGAAGCTTGGGCAAAATCACCAATATCAGAACGCAGGCGGTCTGTTTGATTTGCCTGTGCTGATGCTAAGTCCGATCTAGCGGAATTTGCCAAGGTAGTATCTTGTCCATATCGATCCACATAACTATCAAAACTAGATTTAAAGTCATCCTGACCACTCTGAAGAGCGTCTTGGTTAGCCAGACTCTGCCCAGCATAAATATCCGCAGTGTTTGACATAGTAGCTAAGTTA